GTACCATCAATTTGAAGGTCACCTTTAATTATGACCAAACCATCAGCGTCTCCACCTGCAGGATATGGGTCAATAATCAATTCTTGTATACTATTAATAGTGGAAAGTGTATTTCCATCTAACTTCAGATTGTCAATTTCAATAGAACCAGTCTGGGATGTGCTACCAGTAATGGTTGTTTGACCATTGAATGTTACACCATTTTGGAAAGTTGTAGTTGCATTAACTGTTAATGTATCAGTATTTGCAGTACCAAGAACTGTGTTGTCATCAACCTTAAGGTCTTTGACCCATGCAGTTGCAGCAACACCAATACCACCTTCAAATGTTACAGATGCTGTTGATACGTTTGAAGCATCAGTTGTATCTGCAATGTTTAGTAGAACACCTGTAGCAAAGTTCCAATGAGCACCTTCTACTTGGATCTTGTCAGAGACATCCTCGTCATATCTTATAGAAGCATCCTTTGTATTACCAAAGTTTAGTTTCATATCATCAGCGATACGCAAGTCGGGGGTTCCTGCTACACGCTTGATGTCTACAACAGCATCAGAATCGTTAAATACAAACTCTACATCACCTGTAGTACCAAATTCTAGTTCTTGACCATCTTCAATTACCAGTTTACCTGTGCCATTTGCACGGAAGATAAGGTCAGCATCAGTAGTAGAAGTAGTAATGACGTTAGCATTCAAGTTAATGTCATCAACATTCCAAGTATCTACCTTTGAGTTGCTATCTACAAGAACAGCAGATGATGCAGTTACAGTACCATGGGCATGATCCAACATGTCCGTGAAGTATCTACCACCAACTACCTGAGCAGCACTACTATTGTCACCAATGAATAATCGGTCACCAGCGTTTGCTTGTGAACCGTTACCACCAGTTGTTACGGCTAATTCACCGTAAGTTATGGTTCCTGGTGCGGTTGATCCAGTACTCCTTTTGATGAGTATATTTGATGCCATCAGAAGCTACCCCCGTTGATAGTGATGTCGTTTAAAATGTTTGTTGGTACAAATTTTGTGTCTGCAGCAGAATAAACTAGCACTGCACCATTTGCTAGTCCTCCTTGAGAAGTGTCTGTTAAATCTACATCGGACATTCCTCCGATAGTACCGCCGCCACCACCAGTAGCGACTCTAGTTACTCTGGGGACCGATTGGTCTCCAAATCTAAGTCTTGCCATTAGACAGTTACCCCCTCAAGTACGCTGACAGATCCTTCCAAAACTCTGGATTTTATACCAGAAGTTGCTGTAATAACAACATCATATACGTAACGACCACTCTTCATCGCGGCAGTTTGGGCATTCGTTAGAGACAATTGTATTTGTCCAGCAGTAGCAGGAGATAAAATCGCTGCTGTTACTGTAGTAGAAGAACTACTTGTATAGTGTTTCTTTATCTTACAAGCAACTGTATATCCAGTCAGATTGAATACTGTCCCATTATCGTTTTCAATGGTGAAATCGATAATAAAGTCAGAACCTTGATAGATTAACAGGTTGGATACAGCAGAAGCCATTCTCTAATAGAATCCTAAGTATTATTTAGCTTAACTCTATTTATCCGCTTTCTCAACCAAAGTTTTCACAAGTGCCTTAAGCTCTGCTACTTCACCTTTTAACGTAGCCATTTCCTCGTTCTTTCTCTTTGTTTCCCTACGAGCTCTCTTATATGCTTCATATGCAGCAACATCAGTATTGATTATTGCATTAGAAGAAGGATCCCTACCAAGTTGATTATGACCATCAACAGGGATCAGTTCAATTATATCTCTATCCATTACGCAAGTGCTATTGCTCTAAAGTCCTTAACCCTAGGTATGTATGGTTGATTGAAACCAAGAAGACTAATCTTAATCTGGAATGCATCAAAATCAGGAGTTTCTTCTACAGTATATTCATAATCAGTAAATGTGATTAAATCATTCTGTGGAATTAGCTTTCCGTTATCTGGAACACCAGTAGCGTTAAAGAAGTCAAATGGTAGATCATCAAGATTACCAGCATAACCAACTGGAACTAACTTATACATCACTACGATCTTAGATGAATCGAATGTGTTAGCAGCAAGCATAACCTTAAGTCCACTAGCACTCTTCTCTAATCTTGCAACCTTAGTAATGTAGTTACCAGCACATTCTCCACCAACACCTGTAGTTGGAGTAATATTATTATATACGTTTGAAGTTGTAATGATTGCACATTGAGTTAAGTCAACAACTGGAGAAAGGTGAGACACTTCAGAACTCATATCCAATTCCATAGTAAATGACTTGGCACTACTCATTCTATTAATTTCATTCAACTGGTTAGCAATAACCTTAGTGGATGGGAAGTAATTCTCCTCACCAATTGTAATGTCATTGTAAACTGTATCCTTAACAAATGAAGTCTCTGCAGTATTTCCAGCTGGGAAAGGTCCACAAGAAGTGCCACTAGTACCAAGAACTCTAGCAACAATACTAGTCTTAGGTTCTACCTGACTTTGAACTTGTGGTGTAAGAACATCCCAAGGAATATTCTGAGATACCAGTATATTTGTTCCACCAGAGTTAATACTCTTACCAGCATTCTTATTAGTAATCTTCAAGTTATAAGAATGTGGACTGTTGATTGAAATAACACCACCAGTTGTACTGTTATGAGTTGTATTAATCAATGTTAGAGGAATACCGCATAGGTTATAACATTCAACCACTGCATTATCAGCATGTGCTAATCCAGTTCCAGAACCTGCAGCTCCACTATATGCTCTACCTGCAGAGTTAATAGTAATAACATTACCAGCAATACCTTCGTATGCAATGATTTCATCACCACTTCCATCCTCTTGGGTACCAAGTATCCTAAGGAATCCTAAATTGGAACTACCTACTGCAGATCCACCAATAGTTGTGTGGAAATTACTTGCATCATCTACAGTCAATGAAAGTCCTGTAGTTGTTAAACCAGCAGCCATATTGACCTTAGTAGGTGCAATCTCTGAGGTTACTCCACTCATCTCAACATAGTTAAGACCAGATTGCATACCATGATTACTATGGAACACTCTAATCTGATCACTACCAGATGTTGTCTGTAATGAATTAGGTGCAAGACTTAGATAACCACCATTACTTTCACCAAGTTGTGCATTCTCAAGAATAAGTCTTGAAGGTGCTGCCGTGGATGGAAGAGTAAATTCTGCTCTATAGATCTTGAACATCAAGTCCTCATATTGAGAAGGTGTCCAAGTAGATGCGTTCTGTGACTTGAATAGTACACCAATATATGGCTGTTCAGATATCTTCTCACCAGCATGTGCAGCATCAATGGCATCCTTACCAAGGAGTGAGATGAATACCTTATACTGATTAGAGTCTGAGGTCAATACAATAGCATGTTCCTTTCTATGTGGAATGTATACAGGAGCTTGGAATGTAAACGTGGTTGGTTTAGAAGCATCATCAGATGTAAATACATCCTCAGGATCTTTAATTACTTTAGAGAATGGTAGAATAGTCTGTGTTGGAGTACCATTTTCAACAGTTCTAACATCCAATGAAACAGGAATTTCTGCATCCTTAGTGAAGAAGAATATATCAATCTTAGTGAGGAATACTCCACCTTCAAGATTTGAATCTTCAACAAGGAAAGTCTGAGCAAGAGGGTCAACCCATCTAGTTTCTTCTCTTTGACGCTGATGAGTTGCTGTTAATGTTCGAGCATCCTTCATATCTTCGGAAGTTACTCTAGCATTTCTCACAGAGATAAGTGTTTCTTGCTGTGTCTGTAAGATACCAGAAGCTGTAAATTCTGCTTCACCACTAGAATCAGATACACCTTGAACTCGACTATCATCTTCAGAATCACTTAATCTGAATAATTTAGTACCAGTCTTAAACTTCAAATTACCAGCAACATTAGGAGCATCAATAAAGAATGATCCTCTAAGGTTACCTTTCTTATCAGTAATTAAGTCCTTACTAGAAACTTTAGCAACAGCACCCGATGTCTCTCCAACGATATAATCATTAATCTTAGGAGAACCATAATAAGTACCCTTAGCTTGATCTGCAAGAGATCTAGTATCAATATTAATGAATGATAGATTAGACTTATAATCACTAATACTTGTAATATCTGTACCGTTTAATGGTTGAATAGAATACTCATCATTAGGAGCTGCTACTCTTCCCTTAAATCTAAACTTACCATTTCCCTTCTTAACATGGATAGTTTCTCCAATCTGGAAAGGAATACTATTTGTTTGAGAATCACTGCTAGGATCTTTAACAAGACCAATAACCTTTGGAGTAATAAGCTTCTTAGGAATTGCAATTCCATCAAAGAAAGCATAGAACTTAGTTCTTGGCTTTAACTTCTTACAATCGAATTGAATGTTCCTAGAACGCATCCATTGTATATGTTCAACAGAAACAACTCTACTTCCTAATGATTGCTGTTCAATGACTGGTGTTACTCTATATCTAATACCAGTTCTAGTTTGCTTAGTAGTAGTTGTGGTTGTAGTAGTAACAGTTCTTCTCTGTTGGAATCTACCTTTACCACCACCACCTCTCCATCCACCACGGTCAACACCTGTTATTGCACTTCCAGTCCAAGTAGTTTTCCATGCATTCCAATGAATAGGTGAAAAACCATTCTGATCAGCATTATATTCTCTAACAGTTGTCATGAAGTTTCCTTCCACAACTGGTCCTTTAATAGGACTTAGTGTTTTAGTATCTACCCAGTTATCAGTTTCTGGATATAGTGCTATATCACCAGTATATGTAAATACGTTAAATGGGTTAACGTTTTCCACAGCTGATGCATATGGCTGATCAATAAGAACAGTAGATGCATATGGAAGTGTTATAATATCGTCAGTTTGTGTTACATTAGTGGATGATGTACCATATGTTAATGGAACCTGCGTTGTAAAGTGTGCAGGTCTCAATTGACCTTCTTCAAAATCAACTGATACTCTATAATCAACATGTAAAGTATCACTAGTAGAAAGACTAGCAAAGTTGTCTACAATAAATCCATTCTTATATCTGCTAAGACCACTAGTATCTCTGATCTCCATACTTGCGGTTTCACCTTCAAGTAATGAAAGTTGAGTGTAGTATTCAAGTGTCTTAATTCTATCTTCAAGTACTTGAATATCTCTGAATGTATATCTCTTATAATTTGTCTCTACAATAGTAATATCATCATCAATATCAAAGATATATGGCTTCAATTCCACTGTTGCCAATAACATTGCATCATCAATATCATCAGGAGCATCAGGATCAGTAGAAGGAGCACCTTTAACTACCTGTACCACACCATCCTTACTCATAAAGACCTTATCTTGCCTTCCAAGATAATATTGAAGACTCAGAATAGTAGTATCTCCTATTCCTGGAAGACCAGTTAAATTACCAGTAAATGCTCTATTATCAAAGTCAAGATACTTAGTAGCACTTAATGTCCATGGAGAAGCAACAGAACCAGATCCACTGAGCTGTGAAGCTACAATAGGTCTAAAGTCAATGAAATCTCTTAATGACTGATCATCAAAATCAGGTATAATCTTATACTCAGAAGTAGGATATGAATCTACTGTATATGGATTAATACCAGCAGTAGTAAGGAAACGATCTAAGACTACAAAAATTCTATGTGTTGGTGCTGTATAACCATCCTTTCTAACAATAGTTGAATAATCATAGAACTGATCTCTTTGACCATTATCCAAAGTAAAGTTATCAGTTATATCATTTGATCCAGTATTATTACTACCAGCAACTATCTTAAGAGTAGAATTAGGTCCAGTAATAGTTTCACCATCAGTGAACCTATCATCTTCTACTGGAAGATAATAAACATAGTTACTTGTAGTAGAAACTACTCTTGCCCTAGATCCTGAATCATCTCCAGTAATAATTTCATCTACTGATACAGTACCAAGTAAGTTTGTATACTGGAAATTAGGAATTATTGGATCATTATCATCTTCTGATTCAAGAATTGCTTTAATCTTGAATACATCACCAGTACCAAGAGCAATGCGATCATCATCTACTCTATATCCATTACCTGTAGTAGCTGTAGTTAAACCATTAGGACTACCACTTACAGTTGTCTTATCCAACTTGAGAATTCTCATGGTCTCAGTTGTCTTGGCCTTTGCAGACCTATTAGAGCTATAGACAGTTACGGTAACATCAATAGTACCATTACCACCACCAAGAAGACCTGAAAGTGCAACACTCTGAGTATTTTGTGAAGGGGATCCTGTAGTAAAGTCACCTTCTTCTAAAATATCACCATCACCTGTACCAGATGTGACACTGACTGTAAAGTCATCACCATCATCAGCATCCCTAATTGTTAAACCTGATCCTACATCAACAGTAGCAGCACCACTAGTTACAGATATATTTGTAAGAGTAGTCCTGAAGTATCCTGCAGGGTTTTGTGTATTATTATTATTTGTATTCTTTAATGCAGTAAATCCAAGAGGTGTTAATAGTTGTCTATTAGTTGCTTCCTTAACCTCTGGACGTGTTCTAACTACAGGACTGGTAAGTGCACCATTAGCAATATTATGTGGTCCTAAGCTTGTAATATTGAAATTATATGCATCAGTAACAGCACTAACTGTTGCTTTCTGAGGTAAATTGTTATTTGAGAACTCAACAACATCACCTGGTTTCAACTGTGTATTAAAGTTAGAAAGGGTTGCTGTAATAGTACCTGTAGCACCTGCACCAGTACCAGATACAGTAGACAGAATAGGACCAGAACCAGGTAATGCTACCTTGACATCTAATACAGAATCAGCAGTACCACCACCTGAATTGAATGCATATGATTTTACATCACTAAAACTATAATTTTTAGTTCCACCTATGCCTACTGATGTAATAGTACCATGAGTAGCACCACCACTATTATTAACTTTTAGGACTTCTCCATCCTGGAAAGTACCATTAGTCTGGTAAAGAAATCCAGTAGTACCAGAACCTGATTGTACGAAACCTGTTGCCCCTGACGTTGCTCCATAGAGCCTCCTACCATTTGTCCAAGTAGCACTACCAGTGCAAATAATTTGTGTATATAATTGAGTATCTGAAAGATTTGCTCTATAAAGAGTAGTCTGGTTATTCTTTGTACCAGATTCATAAGAGAAATTAAGTACTCTTGTTTTACCTATAACAGTACCAGCAGGAGTTCCTGGTGTACTTGTTACAGTATCTCTGAGTTCAATAGTTTCATATAACGAAGGCATTTGGTGCTGATTCGTCATAAAGACGTAATTACCAAAGCTTGATGTAATAGACTGATTAGTAACAGTATCAAAAGTTCTTGGCTTAACTACATCCTTATAAGTTGTAGATAGTCTTTCTGTTCTATATCCAGAAATATATGCAGAACCACCAGATAATTGAATAGCTATATTATCTTCACTAGCCGTATTACCGTCACTAGTAGTAGTCCCTTCCGCATATACACCATTATTAAATCCATCATCAAGATTTTCTCTTGCATCTACAGAGAACTTCTTAACATAATAGTTTCCAGATTCTTCTTTAGTTCTAGTAGCGAGGATATCACTAATAAATCCAAGATCACTACGTTCTACTTTCTTCTGAATCTTACCAGTATTAGTTCTAAGAAGTTCAATAAAGTCAGCAGCATTAGGATCTGATGGTAACTTCTTAACTAGAGTTAAGTTAACTTTAAACCTATCAGCACCTGGAGCTGAGAAGTTTGTACTACCAATTGCATTATCGTAAAGAGATGCGTCTTCATCAGCAGTAATAATTCTTTCTTCTACCTTTAGACCTACCTTATATGAAGGTGTAGTACCATACTGGTCTAAGATAAGGATCTGTTCTGTTACAGGAACAAAATATCCTCTAACATAGTAGATACCAGCACCAATATTAGCAGTTGAACCCCTAGAATTTGAAGAAGAGTTTAAGAGCTGTGCAATAGGCGTTCCAGCAGCAATAGTTGTAGAGGCATAAGTAATATCACTTTCAGAAGTAAAAGTTTCACCGTCAGTGAACGTAGTCGTGACATTATCGTCTGCTTTCTGTAAATAATTTAAATAAAATGTTATCTGATTCTTAGTTGATGTTGTAGCAGAGATTGAGAACAATATTCTTGCTCGTACTCCAGAAGTGGATCCTTTAATGACCAATCCATCAAGAGCAGCTCTGTATAATTCTACATCTAAGTTAAGGTAAGTATTCTGTATAAGGACACATGGTACATCATTGTTCAATGTAATTCCACCAGGAACTACCATGGAACCTTCTTTATACACACCCTGACCAAATGTGTCTATCTGATTTTGCAGTACACTCTGCAGAGTAGTAAGTTCTCTAGCCTGGACAGGATACCCTGGCTTAAACAATACTTTTAGGAAGCCCTTATTCTGATCAAAATCGTCGTAATAAGGAGCTATGTTCAGGTTTGTATTCTGTGTCATTTAGAATTCAATTACTACTTTGAGCTCTTCGTTCTGATCAGCAGATCTTGTGATCGGAATCCTGTTATCGATATAAAGCATTTCACCTGAGTTTAATTCAATCTCTTCATTGGCATACCCAATGACGAAAGAAAGACCCAACTCATACACAGAAACACCAATTGTAATCTGTGATAGTGGAACAGAAGATGTTCCAAATGTCGCATCAGGAGTTGCTGTATAAGCATTTACTGATGATGTAATCTGATTAGATCCAGAGAATGCGACTATATTCCCAGAAACTACACCATCGGCAGAGTCCTGATAATATTTCAATACTTTTGTTGTAGAATTATAGGAAACTACAAATC